TTGTAATAGCTGCTCTTAATGTATTATAATTTATTTCATTAAGTTTTGAAGCCAACACTATGGAATCATAACTATTAACTAAATTTCCATTATAATCAAACTAAAATACTTTACACTATTTAGAAGTAGGATGATTTCCTCCAACTGTTATATTGTAATTAGTATTTTGCTTAATAAATTCCTCATTTACTATTTCTTCTTCTTTTTTATAAGCATCATTTGCAGAATTAAATTTAAACAAAGTTTCTCTTTTAAAATTATTTATTCCGTATTTAATTACTGCAAAATGAAATGGAAATTTTGGATGTTCCAGAGCCCATTTACGATTATAGATATTTATAGAGTTTCCAATATAGCCATCAAATACATTAGGATCATTAGTTTCATGTACTCCTATATAAATTTTATTATTTATAAGACAAGTTTTTTTATATACAATAAACATGATTAGTTATAATTAATATTTTAATTTATTTATTCTTTTTCTTTATCTGATTCAACTAAGTTAGGATAAGTATCCTATTTAATAAGTTTAAGAACCCCTGCATTTTTGGGTTCTTTTAGGAATAATATGGCAGCTTCATCGGTAGCACCAAGAATTGTATTATCTCCATAAATATAGAGCTTATTCTTACGCATAATAACATGCTTGTCTCTTGCTTCAATGAACAGTAGTCTAACTGCGGTATCACCTCCTGTATATAGTGCAATAATCTTATCTGGGTCTTGTTCAGCAACTTGTAGTAAGTAATCAGTTACATCTGCATCTGGCATATTATCCATACGATGTCCTAACAACTTAGCTCTAAGTACTCTTCCTTCATAGCCTCTTTCATCATTGTAAATAAATGTTTCAGCATCATGTTTAAGCTTCTTACGAGAAACTCTTCTATTAGCTTCAACACCAGGTCTTACAACATAAAGTTCAGCTATACCATAACGTCTAGTTTCTTTATTGTAAAGTTCCTTAACTCCATAGGGTCTCTAATCCCCATTGATTAAAGAATTTCCTTGACTATCTTTTGAATAATAGTCCGGGGCAATGAAAGGGTTATGCTTAATAGCCTCCCATTTAAATCTATCACCAACATTATCTAAATCAAAAGTCATACCATCTACAACATTAATTACTGCATCTTCTCTAATGAAGTACTCTCTATTTGGGTCATTTAATTCCTTTTCAGAGAGAATCATATTACCATTAGAATCTACTCTTTTTACACAATCAGGCCAGTTGCCTGTTTTAGGATCTCTACAAGGCTGCATCTTAATAACAATTCCAACCTTTCCCCTTACACTTTTAAGTACTATCTTATTAGATAAATCAATTTCCTATTTAGTTTCCTTTGCCATATTATTTCATTAACATAAAAATTTATTATATGTTGATGAGGGTTCCCGACTACTACGGGAAAACCCCATCAACAATATCTAAAAACCTTAAATCTGAGATTTTATGATCAGATTTCTCTTAAAACGTAAGATTTGTAAGGATTGAACAGAGCTAATGAGCTGTAACCCCACATAATACGTTTTGCACCTGCAACAGGAGTAGAAACTTCACCAGATTCTAAACCTGTCAATCCACCAACACCCTTGATGAATGATTGCATCATATCACCACCTTTAAGAGTGAACAAGCCAATAGGTGGTTGTGAACTTGTTTTATCACCAGTTAAATCAATAGCGATAGCATAACCTTTCTCCATACCAAATTCTCTAGAGAATGTTCTATCTACCTTGAAAGTAATTTCGTTACCCATCCAACGGTATGTATCGAAGCCTTTAGCACCAACTTCAACATATCCATTAGCTTTCATAGACCATAGATATGTACCATCAGTATGATATTGTGCTAAGTATGTATCTAATACATCACCAAGTTGATAATAGAACGCTTCGTTGCAGATAAACATATACTTGTTACCAGTAGCATTACGAGCTTTTTCATTCAGAGTTTGAATAGCAGTTCTTAATACATTGATAGTAAGTTTGTTATAAGCATATTTACTTGCAAATGCTTCAACTTGAGGAATCAAACCATCAGAAATATAGATAGGTCTGTTAGTTTGTGGGTCTACGATAGTAGCTTTACCATTTTCATCAACATTACCCTTAGAGAATAAGAGAGCGTTGTTACGTCCTTCCAAGAAAGTGTTAAGCAAGTTCTTTTGAACAGTATCCATCTTATAGATAGTTTCTGTCATAGAACCTTGATCTTTACCTTCGGCAACTTTAATGAATACGTTTTCTAAAGCAGCATATCTTTCAGAGTAGTCAGCATCGAAACGGTGAGTTTGGATGTAACCTCTGTGCTTTTCAATGTTGCTTTGCCACTTAGTATAACCTTCTTCATGCATTTCAGGCATGTTAGCTGTAATCCAACGAGTCTTATCGCCAGGTTGACAAGCATTAACATCAAGAATTGTATCATAGTTGTTATCAACTAATCTTACTACACATTCCCAATAATTATCACCTTTTCTTACAGGACGAGCTACAACCATACATTGCTGACCAGAATTTTCAATCTTGAAGATATCATACTTTTCATAATATCTTTCTCTGAAAGCCATTATGATTTCAGTGCCACCCGCACCATCACCTTCTGGTACAGCAGCAAATTCGATTCTCTTAATGTAGTTAGTTTCAGTTTCCCATTCAAAATACATAGAGTCAATAGAACGGAACTTATTATTAGACTTACGATCCATATAGAATACATTCAT